CGACTGGAAGGGCATAGAGGAGTCGACGGCGCGCTGGCGTGCCCAGCTCGACGCCGCCGCCGACGCGGCCAACCGCACGATCGAGGCGCTGCTGCGCGGCAAGGCGCTCGACGCCGGCGCAACCTCTCTCGGCACCGGATTCGGCACGGGGACCGGCTCGCCGTGGTCCGCGGCGGCGCAAAATCCGGCCTTGAAACCGCCGCCTGGCGGCGGGGGCGGTGGCGGCGGCAGCAAGGGCAAGAGCGAGGCCGAAAGGGAAATCGAGGCACTGCGCAAGCGAGGCGAGGCCCTGGCCGCCCAGGTGAGTGCGCAGAACGCCTACAACCAGAAGCTCGAGGAGTACCGCAAGCTATTGGACGCGGGCGCCATCAGCGATGTCACCTTCGCTCGCGCGGTCGAGCAGGCCAAAGAGCAACTGTACGCCGCGGGCGATGCGGTGCGCGCCTCGATCGACCCACTGTTCGCGCTCAACCGGGAGATCCTGAAGCTCAACGAGCTGTTCGTGCAGGGCGCGATCGACGCCGACACCTGGGCCGAGGCGATCAAGCAGGCGGAAAAAAAAGCGAACGACGCCGGGAAGAAACAAAAGACCTGGCAGGACTACCTAAACCAGGGCATCGAGGGCACGGCCGAGGCGATGGGCCAGTTCCTCGGCGACATCGTGAGCGGCGCCGAGACGGTCGAGCAGGCTTTTACGCGCATGGTGCAGACCTTGATCACTCAGCTCGGCAAGCTGCTCGCTGAGTTCGCCGCCAAGAAGGCGGCGGAATTCATCATCAGCTCGATCTTGGGCGGCGGATCGCCCGGAGTATCGGGCAGCGCCGCACCATCGCTCGCGCTCGCCGCGATGCCGGCGACGTGGAACGCCGCGGCCACGCTGGCGCCCAGCGCCCGCGCCGGCTTCGGTGCGACCGGCATGGCCAGTGGCGGCGGCATGGTCGGCGGCACGACCAGCGGCAATCCCTGGTCGGTCGTCATCAACAACAACGCGCCCGGCGTCGACGTGTCGGCCAGGCCGCGCAGCGACGGCGCTCTGGAGGTGACGGTGGAGCGGGTGAGGGCGCTGCTGACGCAAGACGTCGTGCGGGGCGGCAATTCATTCTCACGCGGCCTTGAGACGGCCTACGGTTTAGGACGTGGCCGATGATCGTCATAACTCCAGAAATCAAGAGGGTGTACGCCAGCGCTCCGAGCGACCGGCGCTACATCGACACGCTTCAACTGTCGCATCCTCTATTTCCGGTCGAATATTTCATCACCAACGACGTGCAGCCCTGGCAATTCCTTCTCGCCGCGGGTGGCCCGCTGCAGCTGTTCCTGCCGGTGCCGTTCCAGGTCACGCGGCCGACCAGCGACGGCAAGGGCCAGCAGGACATGGAAGTGCAGCTCGACAATATCGGCCGCGAGGCGATGGACGCGATCGAGGCGGCATCGGCCAACCCGACGGTCAACATCACCGTCACGCTGCGGACCTACCTCGACATCGCCTTGTCGGCGCCGCAGCACGACCCGCCGATCGTGCTCGCCATGCAGAGCATCACGATCGACGCCGGCGCGATCTCGGGAACAGCGACGCGGGCCGACGTGCTCAACAGGCCGTTTCCGACTGACCTCTATCGCACCGACAATTTTCCGGGGCTGAACCGATGAGCCCGAGCGATCTCTCTTGGCTTAATTCCTACGTAGGCACGCCCTACGTCGAGAACGGCCGAGACGACGACGGCTATGATTGCTGGGGAATCGTCGTCGCCATCTACCGCGACCGCCTAGGGGTCGAATTGCCCGACTGGCGGTGGCATGCGCCGTTCGGCCCGGCCGAGAAGCTGCGCGCCTTCGGCGAGGCGGCGGACGAGGCGATCGGCGTGTGGGCCAAGGAGGTCGAGACGCCCGAGCTGTGGGCGATCGGCCTGCTCTACGGCGAGCGCCGGCCGCACCACGTCGGCGTGTCGATCGCCGGCGGCGTGCTGCACGCCCGCCGCTACGGCGGCACGGTCTACGAGCCGGCAGCGCGGTTCGCCGCCATGAGCGGCAAGCTTCGGTGGTTCCGATGGCTGCGGCGCTGATCTTCGTCAAAAACCCGCTGATGCCGCGCGAGCGCGAGGTCTGGGAGCTTTTGGCCGGCGAGCGGCCGATCGACTGGCTGCTGAAACACCATCCCGGCGGCTGCGGCGGCAAGGTGTGGCACTACCACAACGACACGCTGATCGACGCCGAGGCCGACGACTACCTCGAGCGGGCGCCCGGCGCGGGTGACGTCGTGACATTGGCCGTGTGGCCGGCTTTGCCGGCGGCGATCGGATCGATCATCATTACATCGCTGGTCACCGCCGCGGTCGGAGCGGCCGTGTCGCTCGGGCTGGCGCTGCTGTTCCCCAAGCCCAAGGCGCCCGAGGCGGCGACGCCGGACATCACCAACCAGGCCTCGCCGGTCTACAGCGTCCGTTCTCGCGGCAACCTGGCGCGGCTCGGTGAGCCGGTGCCGGTGGTCTATGGCCTGGTGCTGCAGACGCCGGATCACGCCATGCAGCCGCACGCCTGGTACGAGGGCAGTGATCAATTCCTCGACCAGCTGTTCGTGATCAGCCAGGGCGAGGTCGACGTTCTGGAAGTGCTGGTCGGCGACACGCCGGCCGACCTGATCGGCAGCGGCGCGGTGACCTACGACGTCGTGCCGCCGGCGCAGCATCTGCAAGCGCCCGGCAACATCAGCCTGGGCGCGACCGCCTTCCGCGAGAACGTGGTGACCTGCAACGAGGTCCAGGGCATCGAGCTCAATGACCCAAACTCCTATGGCTTCTTCCGGCTGAGCGTCACCGGCCAGACCGGCCGCTTCCTCGAGATGGACCTCACCTGGCGGGCGGGCCTGTTTTTCCAGGCATCGTTCGGCGGCAACATTTCGCCGCACACATCGACATTCGAGTTCGACATCCAGGAGGTCGACGCCAACGGCGACCTCGTCGCCGGGACGATGATGACATTCGAGGAGAACGTCACCGACCAGACGCGAGACCCGATTCGCCGGACCTTCACCTACGACATGGGCCGCTCGGCGATGTGGGCGGTTCGGCTGACGCGGATTTCGCCGCAGAGCGACGAGGCAACCGCCGGCTTCACCTGGGACCGCGCCAAACTTCGCGCCGACCTGGCGGCGCCGCTCTACGGCAACACTACCTTGCTCGCCGTTCGCTTCAAGGCAACCGCCGGCCTGTCGGATGGCGATTCGCCGGTGCGGGTGCGCTGCCGGCGCCGCCTGCCGGCAATGGGCAGCGGTTCGCCGGTGCCGACGGCCAGCCCCGCCGACGCGCTGATCGACATCTACACGAACACGACCTACGGCGCCCGGCGGCCATTGTCCGAGGTCGACCTGGCGACGCTCGGCCCGCTGCGGACCTACTGGGCGGGCTACGAGTTCAATGCCGTCTACACGCAGCGCACGACGGTGTGGGATGCGCTCAGCCAGGCGGTGCAGGGCGTTGCGGCGGCGCCGCTGCCCGTGCTGGGCGCCATGTCGGTCGCCCAGGACGGCCGGCGCCCGGTACGCTCGATGCTGTGGACCGAGCAGAACATCGTGAAGGGCAGCTTCCAGCTGAAATACGAGTTCGAGCAGACCGGCGCCGCGGACGGCATCGAGATCGAGTACGTCAAGCCCGACAGCTTCGCGCCGGCCTATGTCCGCTATCCCACGACCAGCGTCTCGCCCGACCGCATGAACCTGTTCGGCTGCACGAACGCGACGCAGGCGGCCGAGTTCGCCCGCCTGCAATGGCAGCGCCGGCAGAAGCTGCGCCGTCTGGTCAACTTCTCGACCGAGCTGGAAGGCCTGATCCCGCAGCCCGGCGAGCGCATCGCCGTCGCTCACACGCTGCCGCGCTGGGGCGTCAACGGCCTGGTCGGCGAGGCCGACGGCCTGGTGGTGACGCTCGACCGAGACCTGCCGTGGGACGAGGTGCCGCCGCCGCATTACATGTTGTTCCGCGACGAGTACTCGGGCGCGTCTGGCCTGGTGCAAGTGACAGAAGGTTCGGCGCCGCACCAGGCGGTGCTGGCGAGCTCTCCGTGGGGACCGGGCCAGGACTGGCGCACCGAGCCGACGCAGGAGCGCACGCATTTCTCGTGGGGCGACGGGCTGCGCGTCATAAAAGACTTCACGCTGACGGCGATTTCGCCCAAGGGCGGCGCGGTCGTGGCGATCACCGGCGTCGTCTATGACGAGACGGTCTACGACGGCACGCTCGACTTCCTCGATGACCCGGTGCCGGCATGACCGTCACCTATCCCGAGGAATTCCGCTGCGCGCAGATCACGCCCTATCGCGTGAACGTCGGCATGGGCGTGCTGCGCACGCCGATGGAATCGGGCCTGCAGCGCCAGCGCCGGCTCTACAAGACGATGCCGCACGCCTTCCAGCTCGAGTTCGTGATGACCGTGCCCGAGCTCGGCCAGTGGCAGCCATGGGTCAACCAGTATGCCTACGACTACTTCGTCATGCAGCGGCTGGAGACGTGGATCGCCGGCCGGCGCGGCGAGATCAGCTCGCCGCATAGCGTCCGCTTTACCAGCGACCTCGAATTCGACAACCCGGTGTACGGCTGGGTGCGCGTGCGCGTGGCGGCCGAGCTCGACCCGATCCAGCCACCCGAGGCGATGCCGGGACCGGTCACGCCGGGCGACGGCTGGATCGTCGCCGGCACGCCGGGGGCGCCTTCGCTGGCCTGGATCGTCGCCGGCAGTCCGGCCGCGCCGTCGGCCGACCTCGTCAGCGCCGGATCGCCGGGGTTCCCGGCGTCACTCGTCATAGGAGCGGGATAGATGCCCACGACATATGCTCGCATGAGACAGCTCATCGCGTCCTCGGCCGAGTGGGCTGCCAACGACCTGGTGATCGGTGACGGCGAGTTCGCGGTCGAGCGGCTGTCGGGCGGCGCGCTGCGGCTAAAAGTCGGAAACGGCACGGCCAGGTTTTCCGCCTGTCCGACGTTCGGCCCGGCGTCCGGCTCGTCGGTCCATGTCGGCACCTCGCCGCCTGTCGACATCTTTGTGGGCCGACTGTGGTGGCACTCCGAGCTCGGCCAGCTGTTCGTCTACTACAACGACGGCAATTCCTCGCAGTGGGTCGAGGCCTCGACGGGCGGCGATGCGGGCTCGATCACGATCGAGGGCGGCGGCGGCCCCGTCTCGGTGCTGGGCTTCATTCCCGAAGGCCTGCATCCCTCGATCATCGACGGCTCGAATACCACCGATCTCAGCCCCTACATCCAGGCTGCGGCCAGCATGCTGGGTTCGGCGGGCGGCGGTGAGCTCTTGTTCCCGCAGGGAACCT